GCTGTATACAGGGTTAAGAGTGTAGAAACAAGAACTATGGTTAATGTGACTGCTGGATCAACTATTGGGTTCTCAACTGATGTGAGAAGAGTATTTGTTAATATTGATAGTTATAATATTGGAATTGCTTATACTACTTCTCCTTTCATAGGACAATTTAGTTGGGGTAAGATTAACTCTGAAGCGAGAGTGGGTCCAAAGAGTTTTGATGCTCATACCATGACTGGTATTGGTACACCGGGGAGTGGAATTTCTACCTCTAGTGTGGTGAAGAGGTTTAATGATCTTAAATACACAGCTTACACCTAAAAGTGTAATAAATAAGAAAAAAGTCCTATAAAAATGGCAGCGATAATTACTGATCAACTTCGTATATTAAACGCGAAGAATTTTATTGCTGGGGTACAAACCAGCACTAATTCTTATTATACGTTTATTGGATTACCTAATTCTGCAGATAATCAATCTGATTGGGATTCTAACTCCCCAACACCCAATGATAGTTTCAATGCTTTTAATGAAGATTGGGATACTATGTTGGCTGTTAAAAAAATTGGCACCAACGATGTAAGTCAGGTAGTTAATAAAAATGTATGGGCATCTGGAGTAACCTATGATATGTGGAGGAATGATATCACCATTGACAATCAATCCCAACCATCTGGTGTTGCTGATATCTATGCTGCTAATTATTATGTGATGAACTCTGATTATAGAGTTTATATTTGTTTGTATAATAATGCAAAACCAGAGAATAATCATAGAGGAGGACCATCTTTAGATGAACCTACTTTTACTGATCTAGAACCTAGAACAGCAGGAACTAGTGGAGATGGTTATATTTGGAAATATCTTTATACTATTAAACCCAGTCAAGCTATTAAATTTGATTCCACTAATTATATCCCTGTTCCGAGTGAATGGTCTACTAATACTCTAGATGCTGCTGTTAGGCAAAATGCAGCAACTAGTGGCCAGATAAAAATTGTAACTATTAGAAGTAGAGGTGCTGGTTTAGGAACTGCTAGATCTTATTCAAATGTTCCTATTAATGGAGATGGCGCTGGAGCTAAGGCAACTGTAGTTGTTAATGCTGATTCTAAAATTGATTCTGTAACTATTTCTAATGGTGGTTCTGACTATTCATTTGGAACTGTAGATTTAGAAGCAGGTGGATTGCCCACAGGGACTACTATTCCAGACTGTGATGTTATTATTCCTCCTCCAGGAGGTCATGGATCAGACATCTATAGAGAATTGGGTGCATTTAATGTTTTAACTTATGCAAGATTTGAAAATGATACAGAAAATCCAGATTTCATTACAGGAAACCAATTTGCTAGAGTTGGTCTAATAGAAAATCCCAAATTATTTAATTCAGATGGTATTTTTACTGATGATAAAGGTAGTTTATCTTATGCAATAAAACTAACTGGTGTTGGTTATAGTGAAGCTACTTTTACTCCTGATAGTTTTGTTACTCAAACAGTTGGGGTTGGATCTACTGCTGTTGGAAGAGTTGTTGCTTATGAGCAAATAACAGGTATTTTGAAATTATGGCAAGATAGAGCTACTGCTGGATTTACTACAGTTGGAGCAGCCATAACAAATCCAACCTATGGATTTACAATGAATAGATTTACTGCAGGTATTTCCACCGGTGGAACTTATAATATTGTCCCAACTACAGGCAATACACTAGCTATTGAGACTTCCTTTACAGATAATAAAGTGTTAATAAATAATAGAGATTATTATCTGGGACAAGATTTTACTCTAGGTGTTGCTCAACCAGAAGTTCAAAAATATTCTGGAAATATTATTCATATTGATAATAGACCATCAGTAACAAGGTCCTCGTCCCAAAAAGAAGACGTCAAAATTATCTTGCAATTCTAAAAAATCATGCCACAGGAAACCAATCTTAATGTTGCTCCTTATTTTGATGACTTTGATACGCAGAGCAATTACTATAAAGTACTATTCAAACCTGCTTATCCAGTTCAGGCAAGAGAGTTAAACAATCTTCAGTCCATACTGCAAGATCAAGTCGAAAACGTAGGTAATCACTTTTTTAAGGAGGGAGCTAAGGTTATTCCTGGGCAAACAACTTATTTGAGTAGTTTTTCTGCAGTTCAAATTGAACCTCAATTTACAGGACTGCCCGTATCTACTTACCTGGATCAATTAATTAATAAAACACTTACAGGTAGAAGATCTGGAGTTACTGCTAAAGTAGTAAAGTATTTGACAGACTCAGAGTCTGAAAGAGGTAATTATACACTATACGTAGATTATGTAGAGTCCGGTACAGATTCATCATCAACTAAAGAATTCTTTGATAATGAAATTCTTAGTGTTAGTGAAACTATAAGTTTTTCCAATACTTTTATATCTGCAGGAGAAGGAGTTGCTCAAACTCTAGCATCTAATTCTTCTGCTCTTGGCTCTGCATTTGGGATAAGCAATGGAGTTTATTTCTTAAGAGGATATTTTGTTGATGTATTTGATCAATTAATGATTCTTGATCAATATAGCAATACTCCCAGTTATAGGATAGGATTATATGTTCAAGAAGAATTAGTTTCTTCTGAAAGTGATAGAAGTTTAAATGATAATGCTCAAGGATTTAGTAATTTTACTGCGCCAGGTGCAGATAGATTAAAAATTTCTGCAGATCTTGCTAAAAGAGATTTAGATGATTTTGATGATCAGAATTTTGTTCAAATAGCAGAAGTACGGAATGGTATTTTAAGAGAACTGGATAAAGGTGGTGTATTTAACCAACAGTTGAAGGATGAATTAGCAAGAAGAACTTTTGATGAGTCCGGACATTATTATGTAAGAGAATTTGTGACTACCATGAAAGATAGTCTCAATAATGGATTTGGTAATAGGGGTCTTTTTAATGTAGATCAGCTTACTTCTGGTGGCAGTAAGCCCAGTAAGGATTTGGCTGTATATAAAATATCGCCAGGAAAAGCATATGTTAGAGGATATGAAATTGATAAAAATACTCATTCTTACTTAGATTGTCCCAAACCCAGAACTACAAATACAGCAGAAAATCAAGCTGTTAATTTTGGTTTTGGTCCTACTTGGAGAGTTAATAGAACAACTGGATCACCATATGTTGGATTTAATACTAGTACTACTTTGGGTTTAAGAAGTAGGAGAGTTGGAGTTGATTCTACTACTGCTGCAGGTACAGAGATTGGAATTGCGAGAGTTTATGATTTTGCTTTAGAATCAGGTGCTTATGATTTACCCAATCCTAATCTAAACAGATGGGATTTATCTTTATTTGACGTTCAAACTTATACTGATATTTCAATTAATGAGGCGCATACCATTCCAGTTCCTTCTTTCGTAGAAGGTCAATCTAGTGGTGCTACTGGTTATTTAAGAACTGAAGTAGTAGTAGGGACTGGAATAACTGTTTATGGAGGAAAGGGTAATTTTGTTATTGGAGAAAGAATTACTTTCAATGGAATTGGAACAGATGCAAGAACAGCAATAGGAGTTACTCAATATTCCCTTTCAGATGTTGAATCCGTTTATGGTAATACTACTAGTGGATCTGGTACTGGAATTAATACCTTTACTGCGGATCTCGTTACTTCAACAGCAAGAGTTATTGGTATTGCATCAATTTCAGCTGCTCCTACTATTTCTTGGATTAAAACCAATGGTAATATTTCTGGAGGTGTTACAGTAACTTCTCCGGGGTTCACATGGCCAGGTATTGTTACTACAGGAGATCTTGTTAGTTTTAGTGTTGGTGGGCAAACAGATAAGCATTTTGCGAGAGTAGAGAGTGTTGCTACTAATTCTATTGGTATTTCTTCAGTAGCTAATGTTATTGGTATTTGTACTGGAGATTTGCCTCATGGTAATGGAGGTACTTTAAATGTTACTCCAACTGAAGTAACCAATTTTACTCTTTTAGAATCTAGATTACAAGAACAACTTTCATCTGGTAATGCTGCAAATAATGAATCACTTTATAGTATCTTTCCTAGAAAGAATATAGAATCTATAAATTTTGTTGATAATACTTTAGATATTAGAAAGCAATTTAATGATTTACAAATCGATGTAAATGGAGATTCTAGCACTATAACTGCTGGGACTGATGAAGTGTTCCTTTCTTTTGATGAAGAAAGATATACTATGGTTCGTTCTGATGGATCTATTATTTCTCTTACACAAGGTAATTTAGATTTTGGGTCTGGAAATACAACACTTACTTTTAAAGGTCTTGAATCAGGATTCAATAATATAGCTAAAGTTACTGCTACTTTACGTCAGAGTAAGATTACATCGAAACAAAAAGTTAGAAATATTGGAGCTACTACTTTAATTGAGTATTCAACTAATTCAGCATCAGGAACAGATGTCTCTGGAGGTGCTGCAACTTTAAATGATGGATTGACTTTTGGCAATTATCCGTATGGAACTAGAGTTCAAGACGCCGCAATTTCTCTTAATGTTCCAGATGTAACTGTACTTTATGGGCTTTTTGAATCACAAGATACTGATGATCCAGTACCTCCCAGCATGACTGTTGGTTCTATGGATGGTCCTACCTCTACAAGTAGTGATCTTATTATTGGTGAAGAGGTTGTTGGATCTATTAGTGGTTCAAGGGGAAAATATATCAGTAAACTTTCTAATACTTCTATTCAATTCATCTATATGAATCAGACTGTATTTGCAAATAATGAAGTTGTTAAATTCCTAGATTCTGGTATAAGTGCTGTTGTATCTAGTGTTAGTATTGGAAGTAAGAATATTACTCAAAACTTTACTCTTTCATCTGGGCAAAAGAGCAGCATTTACGATTATGCTCGTCTTTTAAGAAAAGCAGATGCACCTATTCCTTCTCAGAAACTTAAAGCTTGGTATTTAAGTGGTAGTTATAATTCTTCGGATACTGGAGATATAACAACAGTTAATTCATATAGTGATTTTGAGTATGGAAGTGAGATACCTAGTGTAAATGGGGTTAGGTGTAGTGATATTGTTGATTGTCGTCCAAGAGTTAGTGATTTTAGTGTAAGTGCTGGATCAAGATCTCCTTTTGAATTTTTAGGAAGAAGTTTTGATGGAGGACAACATAGTTCTAAAAATGTTATAGCTAGCGATGAATCTATCATCTTAGATTATGATTATTATTTACCAAGAATTGATAGGATTTATTTAGATAAAGAGGGATTATTTACTGTCAGATATGGAGTTCCTGCTGATAATCCTACTCCTCCAGAGGGAATTGCAGGAGCAATAAACATTGCTAATGTATTTTTGCCTGGATATCTCTTTAGTATTGAGCAGGCTAAGATAAAATTTATTGAATATAGAAGATATCAGATGAATGATATCAATAGATTGGAACAAAGATTAAGAAATGTTGAGTATTATACGTCTTTAAGTAGGTTAGAACAAAATGTTGCTAGTCAATTTGTTCCAGATGCTAATGGATTGAATAGATTTAAAAATGGATTTTTTACTGATAAATTTAATGATCTAAGTGGACAAGATTTGGGTGTTGGTATTAGAAATAGTATTGATAGGTATAGAGGAGAACTTCGTCCTTCTCACTATACAACATCTTTCCTAATGCAACTTGGATCAGATGCTGTTGCTGGTATTGGAACTACTGCAATAAGTTCAGATCCTAGATTTGCAAATATTCTAGGAGCCAATATTAGAAAAAATATAAAGAATGATGGTGATCCATGTAGTGTTATTTGTTTGGATTATGATGACGCCGAGTGGTTAACTCAACCCTTTGCTACTAGGAGTGAAAGTGTAACTCCTTTCCTTGTAAGATTTTGGCAAGGTACTTTATCTTTAAATCCCACTGCTGATGTGTGGATTGATCCTAATCAATTAGATACTAGACAAGTTACTATGATGGGATCTCTTG